TTTTATCATTATATAATAATAGACTTTCTTTTCAAGTTTATCTATCAATGGGTGAAAGTAATACTATATCATCTTCTACAAATCATATTATAGGTAGTGAAAACAGAATGATTGGTATTAACTGGTATTTTAAAGAACAAGGAGAAGATGAATGGATATTTTTAAATCATACTGATTTGCAACAAGGTGGAAAACATTTTTGGAAAGTATATAATTCGAGCGCTGAAACTTCCTATGGTATATGGGCTGGAGATACAACTGCTCAAGGTGGTTTTAATGTAAGAACTGAAGGAATATCTATATGGAACAATGAAACGACACCTAATAGTGCAATATCTTTTCATGATAAAAGCGATGGAAGTGGAACTGCATGGATGACTGATGGTGCTAATAGCACATTTGATTCTAATGATACATATAATACTGATACACAAGGATATTCATACAAACAAGTATATTTAAGAGTAAAATTAGATAATAATAATAGCACTACTGGATTTGATAATAGGTATGGATTTTTAAGAGTATGGGGAGGAGCATCTTCTCCTTTATATGTTAGTTCAGTAAAT